TTACACGCCCTCCTGTGAGAAGGCGGCGGGAAGCTCGCGCCAGAATTTCGGGGCGCGGGCATACTCGCAGTCGTCATCGAAGTAGTTCGAGTTGAGCGCGTTCAGCACGTCCGGCTCAAGCCAACATCCTCCGTTCCACTCGGTCACCAGCCATCGACCGCCTACCTCGGTGTCCGTGAGATCGCCGGTTTCTTCATCGATCGCGACTATGGGCCACCAAACGAGGATGTCTCGATCCAAAGGAGCGGTATCCATGGTCGCCTCCTCCGTCACCTTCCCCTCACAGACTGAAGGCGAGAGGTAGAGAGGGCGGATTTCCTGGCCGTGCGCCCGATAATGCTCGATGTCCTGGGCGTCAACGAACTGCCACCCTTGGCGCGGGTGCTTCCGCTGCCACGCCACCGGTTCTTGTTCCGCTTCGATCTTTTCAATGCGGTCAATTTCCGCCCACTCGCCCGCGGACGGCATCTCGCACGGGCGTAGCCAATTCGTCGGTGCGATCCATCTGTTGCCGTCGCTCATCATGCCAATGGCGGCTAGGGACGTCCCTCCCGACTTCCAATGAACGCGGTAGAGTCCAGGGTCGACTGCGGCTGGACTGCCAAACCGGGCCAAGGGATGGGCTTCCGCTCCGGGAATGGCGCGGAGGCCACCAGGAGGAAATACCTGCGGCCCAACCTCGAAATTGTCGGCCTTGTACCCACCGTCGGCGGTGTCCCAGAAGTAGCCGTCGCGCCAGTACATGACGTCCCAAAGCGGGGAGGTGCCGAAGCGGACCCAGTAATGCCCTTCAGGGCGAACAGTAATTGCCTGGCTCATATGAGGCTCGCCCCCATGTAGAGGATCGCGCTCAGCCACAGGCACATTGCGCCGGTGGCGACGGGCAGCACTTTGAATAGCAGTCGATTATGCCAGCCCGCGGCATCGGTAAGCGCGGCGGTTAGGAAGAGCTGCACGCCCACGCCGGCGAGGAAGATGTGAAGGTGGGGGAGCAGGCTCATGCTGCCACCCTCGGCTCTTCGAGCTTGCCGGTGAACGTGCTGGCATCCCAGCCTTCGGCAAACAGCACTTCGAAGCGGGCAAGTTTGGTGGGCGGCACGATGTAGGCGCGCTCGCGATTGGACCAGCGGCACTTGAGACCGTCACCGATGAGACGGGCGGCGCGGGTCTTGTAGCCATTGGGCGAGGGGCATTTGACTGCCAGCATACCCTTGGCATAGCGGGCGGGCGAAACGGAATAATCGGGGTTTGGTGGGCGCATTCTGAAATCTCCTTGTTACGGGTCGGCATGAGTGCCTGAGCGGCGGGCAGGGCCCTCGCATGGTGGGCCGGTCGCATATCGCGGGCGGGTCACTTCGGCGGTTCGCTTTCTTCCTCGTCGGCCTCCGCTATGAGGCAGGCAATCGGATCGGCGGCGGATGCGCAGGGGATAACCTGGGCAGGCTGGGCCGTGGCCGGCATTGAGGCCAGCACGCCGACACCGGCGCCGCTGATGAAGCTGGAGACGACGGCGGCAATGACGATTGCCATGGTGGGGTCGCGACGGAAGCGGGTGATGGTGCGCATCACAAAACCTCCAGCGGCACCAGATCGACGTAGCAATATTGGGCGCCGTGCGCGTCCTGCAATTGCTCTAGGGCGTCTTCCCAGTCCTCAGCGGTGCACGGTTCGCGGCCGTCGTCTTTCAGCATGATGTTGACCAGGTCGACTGCCTCCGCGATTGCATCGGAGTGGGCGCGGAAGGCCTTCAGGACCCTTCCCGGATTGCTGAAGTGCTCAGCCTGAACGATAACGACCTGCATGGTTATGCCCCCGCATCGAGGGGGACTACACGCCAGCCCTTACGGATAGCGTATTGCTCCGCCTCAGCCTCGGTCTGCCAGGGCCCACCGTCTTGCTCTATTTCACCGTCGGGGCTGGTCAGGATGAACCACCCCGCCTGTTCGCCATAGTCCTTGTCTTCGGCAAGCTGCCAGATTGAGACTTCCTCTTCGTCGTCGTCTTCCGGGTCTTCCGAAACTTCCATGTCGTGCATGGCGAGGCGAGCGGCCAGCCATGCCTGCAAGTCGGCCACGCCGCATTCGCGCCGGACGTAGTGCAGAATGTCTGTGACCAGGTCGCCCGGGGCGTCTTCGGCGTCCGTGGGGCAGACAGCCCGAAAGGCGTCTATTGCGGCCTCGGCCCATGCGGCGCGGTCACTGTTGGTGATTGTCATGACTAGCCCTCCCGCCCATAGGTGGCGGCGGCGATGCGCTCGATGACCCCGTCGGCATAAACTGCCTGTCCGGTGGTCGTGCGCGCCCAAACGGTCAGCCCGGAAAAGTCCTTATCGATCTTCTCGCCGTGGGCTTCGAGCATGTCGGCCAGCCAGTCGGACACAATCCAGTGCTCGTAGACTTCGCGCTGGTGGGGCTCGATGTTGTTGGCTTCGCAAAGCTCTTGCGCGCTGCCGTTGTGTCGTTCGTGGAAGTCATTGGGGTTGATCCAAGTGATCGTTCCCTCTGAATGCTTCCACCCCGCCCAACGCGCCGCGCTCTCCCAATCGTCAATCGGGCAGGAAAGCTCAAAGGCCTGTTCGGTGAGGCTGGCGAAGTCGTCACCCATGGTAACATCGCCTGTGAACTGTCCGGCCAGCGTGTGGACCAGCGAGGAGACGCAATGTCCGCCCTCAACTTCCCAGAGGCGCTTCGCCTGCTCCTGCAAGGGCCAGGTGGCGATGTTGTTGGGGTCGCGGGCCGGGGCGCCATCTTTGAGTGTGCTATAGACCATCGGGCGCGCTCCTACTGGTTCAGCCAGCCGCGCTTGCGCGCAGCGGCGGCCCGGCGGGCGGCGTCACGATCGAGCTTGAACAGCTTGCGGTTGTCGCCCCGTGGTGGGTGGGTAGGGCGAGACATGGGTGTGGCGTTGGTCTGCATGGTCTGTTCCTTTCGGCGGGCATAAGCGCCCTTGGGTGGACTAGCGTCCGGTGCTGCCCTCGGTGAGGAGGGCAGGGCGAGAGGCTAGCCGTCTAGTTCGTTCAGGATGGCATCCAGATCGCCGGGCTTGATCGGCTTTGCCTTGCCCACTATCAGGCCTGCCGCCTTCAACTGGGCGATTACGCCGGGTACCTGGCCCGGGAGGAAGGCCACAACGCCCTGTGGGTCGGCGGCTGCCATAACGCGCCATGCGTCTTCGCCGGCTGCGGTTTCGGGATAAAAGCGGGTCCAGATACCGTCAGGGCATGAATAGGTCAGATCGGGCTTTTTTGGTGGGCCGGGCATTTGATTTTCCTTTCGGGCGGCATGAGTGCCTATAGACGTGCGTCTAGTGGTGCGCCCCAAGCGAGGCGCACGGCTAGAAGCATGTGGGAGGGAGGGAGACTAGAAGGCGCCGAATGCCTTCAACAGAGCTATGGTGCCGCCGATAGTGCCCCAAAACATGGCATGCACGGCAAAGGCGGCAGTGAAGACAGCGGCCTTGTCGGGCAGCGCGGAGACCTTCGTTTCCAGCACGGTCATGCGGGAAAGGAGAGGGGACAGCTCTTCGCGAAGCTCTTCACGGGTCATGGTGTGAACCTTAGCAGGGCGAGAGGCTTTTGGGGAGGGGTCCGAAGTGGTCAATGGTCGTCTCCAACTTGGTCGGCATGAGCGCCTTGCGAAGGGGTTGGCATAAGTGCCGCTTCCGTTTCCCCTTCGATGTAGTGACCATAACAAATGATTTTGTAGGACGCAACCAATAAAATGGTGTCACGTCAGAAAACTTGTGACGCTCCAAGGGGGAGAGGCCGCTCGCCTGGTGCCGTGCATAGCTACGCTCATGGCTCAACCTAGTAACAAAATGCTTTCCGATGGAACGGCTAGGATATGAAAGGTTCGACGCCATAACGGACTCTCCAGAGCCTATAGACCAGTGAGCCAAATACCCTCAGTTTGTCCGTGTTCCTTGGTAGCCTGCAACACTTGCGACACGGCGCTAAGCCCTTCCTGACATGTGCACGACCAGATCCCAACCCCGCCCCGGCGCAAGCCGAGGGTGGGGCATGGTGCTAGTGCGTGATGTGCCAGCTCAGTAGGGCAGCGGCAGCACGTGGCGCAGGCAGGGCCAAGGGCAGGCGTGGCCAGTAGGTGGGGCTTGGGTAGCGGGCATGCTGCTGCACCCCGCCTGCTGCCCGCCGCTCTGCGCCGGCGAGGGCTTTAGGGACCGTACGAAGCAGCCTTGCCTTGGGGGCGGCACCCGACCGCGGATAAGAGCGCAATTTTGTTTTCATAGGGGGTTCAGCCCTGAGGGGTTCGACCCGCATTGGAGCGTAGGCCATGAAACTGGTCGCGGAGCTTAGCCGCACCTCGGATTTCTCAGTTTTGGTGCAGCGCCTTGGCTCGCCGCAGATGGTGGCCGCCGCTGCAAGTGGCCTCAACGAACACGCTTCGGAAACGCGGCGACAGACGATCACTCGAGTCTCAGCCTTCACAGGGGTGCCGGCGGGCCGAGTGAGCAAGGTCACAAAGGTGAAAAAAGCTCGCCCCGGCGGCGTGATGATCGCCGAGGTGGTGACCGCCGACAAGGCGATCGGGCTCGAGGAATACGGCAACCCGCACTGGGTCCGTGACCTAAATCCTGTGGCCGATGGCAAGTTCGGCGGTTCGGTAAGTTCGATGGCTGGCGCTGAAGCGACAGCGTGGAACCGTCGGCGCGTTCACCGGGGCACGTTTTTCGCCAAGGGAGTGGTGTGGAAGCGGGAGCCGAGCGGGCGACTGCGCAAGATCTTCTCGACTGTCCTGGCCAACGAAGTTGCGAAGCCGGGATGGCGGAACGTGCTGGGCGCCGAGGCCTTCGTCCAGATGGACCTTGAGCGCAGGGTTGTTAGACACGTGCTCCGGGTGGTCGCGCCGTAGTATGGGCACGACCCTCGACCTGACCACCCGGCCGCGGAATAGCTATCAGGCGGCAAAAGATATCTCCTCCCGGCATTTTCCGGGTGGCGACTGCCCGCCCATGCTTTTGGCAGACATTTTCACCGCGCTGAGCGAGGCGCAGCATCGCGGCTTCGAAGAGTGCTTGGCTCTCCTCGGCCTCGGTCCCTCTGGAGACAATGATAATGGCGAAGAAGAAGAGCGCGGAAAGCGCTGATCTTGTGTTGGCGCGCGAAGCCGCCGCTAAAGCGCAGGCCAATGCCGATGTTGCCACAATGATCCGATCCGGTGACTATGACGCATGGCCGAACGTCCAGGCCGCCTTAAATGCTATTGCCGCGGTTAGGGCCGCATGAGCGCCGGCGGCGAGTGGATCCCAGCGACCTGCAGCCGCGCTGATTTGTCTATTCTGTTCGGGGTTTCGATCCGCACGATCGACAACCTCATCGCGACCGGCATCATTGTACCGGCCGAGCAGCGGGGCATGTATCAGACGCTCCCCTCGGTGGTTGCCTACCTCGAAGATCTTCGGAACAAGGCGGCCGGACGAAGCAAAGACACCGCACTCGCCGAAGAGCGTGCCAAAACGGCGTCGATTGAGCGGCAGATTGCGGAAATCAAGCTGTCGCAGCTTCGTGGAGCCGTGCTTCCGCTGGACGAGGTTGCCGAGGCCTGGTCGGCCTTCGGTCGTTCCCTGAAGGCGGCGTTCCTCGCGGTCCCGGCAAAGTTGCGGGCACGGATCCCGCACATGACTGCCTTCGACCAAGAAACTGCCCGAGAGATCATCACCGACACGCTAACCGCGTTGGCGGAAGAAATCAGCGTCGGCGTGGTTGGCGCCGACGCAAAGGATATCGAACCCGATGATGCTTGATGCGCGCAGCAGCCTGCTGAACGCGCTCGCAAAGTCGATCCTTCCGCCCGAGAAGCTTTCCTACTCTGAATGGGCCCGAAAGAGCTTCCGCCTCAGTGGCAATAGTGCGGCGCCGGGCAAGTTTCGCCCTTGGAAGCCGCAGCGTGGGCTGCTGGATGCCATGGGCGACCCGCTGTTGCCGCGGGTCGACGTGATCAAGGCGACACGAACCGGTTACACGACGTGCCTGGTCGCTGCCATCGGCGCGGACGCGGTCAATGACCCGTCGCCCATCATGTTGCTGATGCCGACGGACGACGACGCCCGCGGCATCATGGTCGACGAGGTGGATCCAGCCTTTCGTGACACGCCTGCCCTCAAAGGCCTGATGAAGCAGGGCCGGATGGACGGCCGAAACACGCTGACGCAGCGCACGATGGTGGGTGGTGGCTCGCTGAAGGTGAATAGTGCGCGTTCGCCGCGCAACCTTCGCCGTCACACGGTGAAGAAGCTCTATGTCGACGAAGTCGACGGCATGGAGATCACGAAGGAAGGCGACCCGGTCAAGCTGGCCGAGAAGCGCACGACGTCGTACGCCGACCGCAAGATTATCACCGGCTCGACGCCGACGGACGACGAAGCTTCGATCATCGTCAAGCGATACGAGGCTTCGGACCAGCGCATCTTCGAGGTGCCCTGTCCGCACTGCAGCGAGCGTTTCGAGATACTTTGGGAGCATATCCGCTACGAAGGGACCGCCCCGGAGAGCGCGGTTTGCGACTGCCCGCTCTGCGGCTGCGAAATCGAGGAGCGCTTCAAGCCTGAGATGGTGGAGGCCGGCGAGTGGCGGGCCACCAAGCCTGAGGTGAAGGGTCACGCTGGCTTCCGCTGGAATGCCCTGATCTCGCTGTTCGCCAATGCCGCGTGGCATATTCTGGCGAAGGAGTTTGAAGACGCGAAGCGCGACGGCTTCGCCGCGATGCAGGTGTTCTACAACACCGTATTGGGCAAGGTTTGGTCGTCGTCGATCAACTATGTCGGCGAAAACGAACTGATGGCCCGCGTCGAAGCGTTTGGCATCGAGTGGCTGGCTGCCGAGGACCGTTGGCGGGAAGATATTCCGGCGGAGGTGATCTATCTGACCGTCGGCATCGACGTGCAGGTGGATCGACTTGAGTGCACCATCATGGGATGGACGGGAACACAGCGCGTGTTTCTCGGCCACCATGTCATCATGGGGCCAACCAACCTGCAGAGCACTTGGGACGAGTGCGACGCCTTCCTGCTGACCAGGTGGCAACACCCGCTTGGTGGGGAAATTGGCATCGAGGCCGCGGGCATCGACGCTGGCGACGGCAACCGAACCCAATACGTCTACGATTTCACGTCCACGAAGCTCGACCGAAAGGTCGTGGCCATCAAGGGCGTGGGCGGGGCAAAGCCGATCATCTCGATCAGCCGTTCAAGGCATAAGCGGTACCACGGCGCCACGTTCTTCAACATCGGCGTCGACCAGATCAAGACCGATATCTTGGTGACGTTGCCGGTGCCGCGCATCAACAAAGCGGGCGAGGAATCGCCACAGGCTTTCCGCTTCTCCGATAGCCTGCCGGCGGAATGGTTCCGGCAGATCACATCGGAGCGCCGCCAGGTGAAATACAAGCACGGCAAACCGAAAATCGAGTTCGTGCGCATCGAAAACCGACAAGCAGAAGCTCTCGACGGCGCGGTCTATGCGATCGCGGTGAAGAGCCTTTGCAAATTCGACTACGACGCCCGCCGGATTGAACTGGCAGGCAAACCGGCGGCCAAAGCCGCGCCGGATCTATCAGCAATCGCCAGCAGGCTAAACGGGTAGGGTGCTCATGAGCGGAGAATTGGTGGCCAAGCCGCGCATTCGCGTGCCGGCGGGCTCATCGCCCCTCGCTTCGACGGCATTGGACCAGCGCCAGGCGCCGTACGTGCAGTATCAGAGGGAGGCCAATACCTTCCTCCAAGGGTTCATGCCGCTGCTGCGCGACCAGTCGGACGTGGTCGGCGGCTCGTGGGAGAAGCAGGCCGCTCGAGTCATCCACGGCTATCAGCACTCCGGCTTTATCCGTGGCGTACTGGACGTCAGCACGGCCCAGGTCGTGGGGTCTGGCCTGCGCATGTCCGCGCAGCCGGACACCGATACGCTTGGTTGGTCGAAAGAGGTTGGCGCTGAGTTTGCGCGCAAGCGAGAAGCGAGCTTTCAGGCGTGGGCGAGCAACCCGTATCACTGCGATGCGAGCGGCCAACTGGCCTTCGGCCAGCAGCAGCAGGCATTCTACTGGTGCGCGCTCGCCTTTGGTGAAGGGCTGGCTCTCAACCGCACAATTGAGCGTCCGGGGTCCAAATATCTGACCAAATTCAAGCTGCTGCCGCCGTCTCGCATTGCGAACACCTCGGACGGCATGAACTTGGTGCAGGGAGTGCGGATTGACGGCGACGGCATGCCGATCGCTATCAGGCTCTATGCCAAAAATTCGGTCGGGATGCTTGAGGAGCGGGAAGTCCCAATCCGTGACAAGCACGGCTTTTTGCGCGTCATGCACCGGTTTATGCCGGCAGTCGCGCAGACTCGCAACGTGGCTGATGTCGCTACTGGTATGAAGGCCTATCGGCAGTTCGACCAGTATTCGGACGCGAACCTGACGCAGAAGATGATCCGGACCATTTTCGGTGCGGTCGTAAAGTCCAACCTGCAGGGCCTCGCGGCCTTCGAGGGCCTGATGACCGAGGCCGATCAGATCAACCCGTCACCGGTGCTGGACCTCGCAAAGTTTGGGGAGGCCAAGGCCGGCTGGTATGACGGGTCAAGGATCGACCTGTCGTCGCATGGGCGCATTGCGCACATGTTCCCGAACGACGAGCTGGATTTCGTCGAATCGAAAGCGGCGGGCGACGAGTTCGACCCCATCGCGCGCTGGCTCTGGCTGGAAATTGCCGCAGCGGCCGGTGTCTCCTACGAGAGCGCCACTGGCGACTACCGTGGTGCCACCTACTCGTCGGTTCGCATGGCCGGTGCCAAGGAGTGGTTGGGCGTCATTCGTCGACGCGATTCGCTCATTGTGCCGTTCTGCCAGGAGGCGGCTGACAGCGTTCTCGAAGAGGACATCGCGACTGGTCGGATCAAGATCCCGGGTGGTCTCGACACCTTCTACGAGCACCGAGATGCGATCTGTCGTGCCAAGTGGGCCGGCCCGCGGCAACCGCAGGCCGATGACTTCAAGACCGCCCGCGCCCACGAGGTGAGGAAGGCGATGGGGGCCACAACCCTCGACGAGATCTTCACCGATTACGGCATGGACTGGGACGACGCGATGCGCCAGCAGGCTCGCGAAAACAAACTTGCCGACGAGCTTGGTCTGCCACGGCCATGGGCCCCAACCACTCCTCTCCAGACAAGGGAGGGGCAGGAATTGGCGCTCAATGATCCGGGCAACGATGGCCAAGAGAAGAAGGACAAGCCGGCGAGAAAGCGTAAGGGTGTCAAGGACGACCCCGAGCGTGATCCTGATGATGCTCTGGCCGAAGAGGTCGAGCCCGCAGAGGAGGGCGACTGATGGCGGTCAGTTTCGACCTCATCTTTGCGGAGCCGTTTGATCCGTGCACTGCTCTTGCTGCTCTTCGGCCGGCGTTCATGAAAATGCGACTCGAGGGGCAGCCTCAGAAAATCATGTTCCGCGACCGTGAGGTTTGGTTCCACAAGCCAGACCTCAATGCGTGGACAGAGGTTATGAACGACCTCGAGCGCCAGTGCCGGGAAAAGAAAGGGCTTCCGCCCCGTCGCTTCGCGATTACGGCTGGCTACTGATCCAACATTAGGAACCCGACATGACGATCCATGACGTTGCCCTCGCTGAGGCGTGGGCAATGCGCGCTGACGCGCTCGAAACGCTCCTGTCGATCGCCGGCCGGGCGAATGAAGTCACGCCCGAAGCTCTGGAAGCGTACCGCACCAAATTCCACGAGAAGGGCGCCGGGCTGCGTATCCGCGACGACGTTGCGATCCTCGACTTCGCTGGCCCGATGTTCAAGAAGGCCAACCTCTTTCAAGCCATGTCGGGTGCGATGTCGTACCAGACGATGGCGACAGATGTTCAGCTCGCGCTCGATGATCCCAAGGTCAATGCGATCATTGGGCTCTTCGACACGCCGGGCGGCACAGTGAACGGCTGCGACGAACTCGCCGCGTCCATATTCGCGGCTCGCGGGAAAAAGCCAATGGTCGCTTTTGTGAGCGGCCAGATGTGCTCGGCCGGCTATTGGCTGGGCACTGCATTCGACAAGATCGTCATGAGCGACGCCAGCATTGTCGGCTCGATTGGCGTCATCCTCGGGATCGAGGATCGGACAGTGGCAGACGAGCGCCGCGGCGTCAAAACGGTGGAGTTCGTCTCCTCCCGCGCACCCGGCAAGCGGCCGGACTATGACACCGATGCTGGCAAGGCGCTGATCCAGCGCCGGGTTGATGACCTCGAGGCGGTGTTCATTGCCGCGGTCGCCCGGCATCGCGGCATCGACGCGGCCACCGTCATCAAGGACTTCGGCGCCGGCGGCGTCGAAATCGGCGCCAACGCCGTGAAACTCAAGATGGCCGACGAGCTCGGTTCCTTTGAGAGCGTTTTTGCCAGCCTTACCCAACGCGGCCCGCGCCGCTCAACCAAGCCAACAGGAGCACGATCCATGGCGAACGAACCCGGCGCGTCCGGCGACGAAAAGACTTTCACCCAAGCGGAACTCGACAAGGCCGTTGCCGATGGCATCGCTGCGCACGAAGCCCGCCGCACCAAGATCCTTGGCAGCGAGGAAGGTAAGGCGAACCCCAAGCTTGCCGCCAGCCTGGCCGGCCAGGTGGGTCTCACCGCTGAAGCCGCTATCGCCATCCTGAAGGACGCTGGCCCGGCCGCAACCGAGAAGTCCGAGGCCGATGCGGCCAAGGACTTCAAGAACAAGAAGAAGGAGGGCGATGGCCTCGCCTTCGCATCCGAAGCGGGCGATCAGGAAGTCGCCTTCGACTGGGATGCAGCCTTCGGTCGCAGCAAGAAGTAACGGAGGGCAACAGCAATGTTCACTGCACCACTCACGACCAGTGTCGAAGGCGCTGGCTACCATATCGTCTCCGAGGAGATCTACCGTTCGCGCGAGCAGATCATGCTGCTCGGCGTCGCTGCCGGCTGGCTCGCTGCTGGCACCGTGCTCGGCAAGATCCGCGTCGGTGACATCAATGTTGTGGCCAAGGCCGGCGGCAACACCGGCAACGGTACCGTCAGCGCCGTGACCGCCAAGAAGGGCGCCAAGGCGGGCACCTACCGCGTCGACTTCACGGCAGCGACCAAGTTCGACGTGGTCGACCCGGAAGGGTACCGCATCAAGTCCGGTTCGACCGGGACCGCCTACAACGACGATCTCGGCTTCACCATCACCGCCGGCGGTAACGCCTTCGTGGCCGGAGACGCGTTCGATATCGTCGTCGAGCTGACCGATGGCGCCTATGGCCCCCTCGACCTGACGGCCGGGAACGGCCTCGAAGAGGCAGTTGGTGTCCTCTGGGAGGGGCGCAACGTCGTTCTCGGCGAGGACGAAGACCCGATCCCCGTTCGCGCCGTCGCCAACATCCGCGAAACCGAAGTCCACGCCGGCCTGCTTGTCTGGCCCGAGGGCATCACCGCCGAGCAGCAGGCCGCCGCGCAGGCGCAGCTCGCCGCGCGTCACGTCATCCTGCGCTCTAAGTAAGGGTCGAAGACATGTCCGAAACCGTAATGAATATCTTCGACCATGCGGCGTTCCGCACGGCCGAGCTGAACGAAAAGGTCATCGACCGCGTCGACTACAAGCCGGAGCTGCTTGGCTCTCTCGGCATCTTCGAGCCGATCTATTCCCGCTCGCGCACCATCCTGATCGCTAATAGCGACAAGGGGCTCCAGCTCATTCCGACGTCGGAAACTGGCGCTCCGCCGGAAGAACTGAAGGTCTCGGGCACTCAGCTCCGCCCGTTCCAGACCCGCCGCCTTGCCAAGGGCTCGACCATCTACGCCGAATCCCTCCAGGGCGTTATGGCGCTGCCATTTGCCGACCAGGTGAAAGAAATCGGCAAGGAAATCGCTGATCGCACCCAGCGCATCACCGACGACATGGAACTGACCTGGGAGCACATGCGCCTCGGCGCTATCACCGGCAAGGTTTACGACGCCGATGGCACGACACTGCTCGACAACTGGTATCAGCAGTGGGGCGTTGCGGAGCCGGCGGAGATCAACTTCGATCTGGGCAACGCGAATGGCGACTTGCGGAAGAAGTTCCGCGACCTGAAGCGCGAAATGCAGAAGAAGGCCAAGGGTGTCTGGACGACCCGCACCCGCGTTTACGGCCTTGCTGGCGACCAGTTCTTCGACATGGTGGTCAACCACCCGCAGTACAAAGAAACCCGCCTTGGCAACAACCGCTCGGGCGAACTCGAAGACATCCCCGGCTTCTCCAGCCTGACTTTCGAAGGCGTGACGCTCATCAACTATCGTGGCACCGACGACGGCACCACGATGGCGATCGACACCAACAAGGTGAAGTTCTTCCCTGTTGGCGCCCGTGGCGCTTTCCAGGTCGGCTGGGCTCCGGCCGAGTTCTTCCCCTATGTGAACCAGCGTGGTCGTGAAAAGTACCTGCTGATCCTCAAGGATCTGCATCGTGACGCGTGGCGGCGCCCGGAACTCTACAGCTATCCGCTGTTCATCTGCACGCGTCCCGAAATGTTGCTGCGCGGCCGGGCCTCCTGATCAATGTCGCTATTCGCAGACCTCGAGACGCTTGTCTCGGCGCACGTGGATGTAGCGTTCGGTGACCCGGTCACCCACTATCCCCGCCGCCGTGGCGAGATCTCGGGGTCGGCGGACCCGACCCGATCAATCGTCACGGTAGTGGGGGTTGTCGACTTCAATCCACGCACGGTGACGCCTAAGGGAAAAGAGCAGTTCGACGCTTTTCAGCCGAACTTGATGGGCGAGAAGGTGCACGTCTCGTTCGATGAAAATGCGTTTCCCGGCCGTGATGCGCGGCCGAGGCAGGGCGACCGCCTGGTCGCCGAACTGAAAACCGGCACCTTCACCTTTGAGGTGGTGACAACCGAGCCCGACGAGCTGGGACGGTTTGTCTGCCCCTGCAAGGTTTTGGGCAACGGAGTGATCTTATGAGCCTCGTCAGTTTCGGTCTCCGCCTGGTGGCCTCGCGCCTCCTGCGGGGCCGAACCTGGGCGGGTGACCGCATCTACAACAGCCCAGTCGATCCTATCGCTCAATGGGAAGCTGAGGCCGACCGAGGCGAGCAGACGGCGTGCATTGCACTCTATTCCGGCAAGCGCGTCGCCAGTGTCGTTGGCAAGGCAACACAGGGCACCGGTGCCGTTGTCGAACTCACCTTCGCCGTCTTTCTGCCTCCGACGATTACCGTCGGCGACGGCGAGAACAGCCTGACGCTGGAGACCTCCAATACGGGCGGGGCGGTTGTCATCGACTTTGTCGGCCGCCAGATCGAAGCAGCGTTTCGCTTCGGCCCTCAGCAATGGAGGGAGATCTGGGACATATTCGTTGTCAGCATCCTTGAAGTCAGGAGCCGACCGCTACTCTATGAGGTCGACAAGACGGTTCAGATCCCGTGCGTTGAAGTGACGTGGGATCTGAAGGTGATCCCCGATCCTGATTTCGGCGTCGCTATGCTGCCTGGCTGGCAGAAGCTCCATGACGCTATGTTGGCCGACGAGGACTACGCGCCTCTGGCGCCGTTGATGCTGAGCGCCATCAGCGCGCCGCAGGAGCTTGCCGATTGGCAAAAGGTGCAGGCAGCCCTCGGCATGAGCGCTCCGGCCGTGCACTCCTTTGGGATCACGCCAATTGAATGAGATTGGTCGACTTATTCGCCTTGTCGGCGCTGTGCTGGCGCGCACGGCCGAGAGCGACCGCCGGATCGCGGGAATTGAGTTTCGCGGACGTGTCGCAGAGGTCGATGCGGCAAAGCACGCCATCAAGATGGTCATCGGAAAAACGCCAGAGGGCGACGACGTCCTCAGTCCTTGGGTGCCGGTCACGCAGACCGCCGGAGCAATGAAGTTCCACGACCTGCCAAGCGTTGGGCAGCAAGGGGCGATCGTCTCCGCCAGCGGCGATATCGAGCAAGCCCGCTTCACGCCGCTGCATTGGTCCGAAGGGTACGAGGCGCCGTCAGATGACCCGGACGTCAAGGTGATGGAGATGGGGTCAGTTTCGGTGACCTGGGGCTCGGAGTTTATCCGCGCACAGGTGGGCGACAGCGTCCTCGAAATCACGGGGGCGGGGATACTGCTCAACGGCCATCTCGTCGCCGTCACCGGCGCCGACCACACCCATAACGATGTGAACATCGGTGACACGCACGTCCACGGCGGAGTTCTCCGCGGCGGATCAGACACCGACACCCCTCACTGAGGAGCTACCTATGAAGAAAACCTACATCGTCACCGACAAAGCCGGTCGCGACGTGGCCGGCCTGCCAAGCCCCGGCGCCGACAAGCCTATCCGGCTCACGGAAGCCCAGGCAGAGCATCCCCTTCGCTTGGGGTACATTCGCCTGCCCACCGACCACGATGGTGACGGCAAGCCGGGCGGCGCCAAGAAGACGCGCTAATGGCCGGTATCGACGCCCAGACGGGTCAGATGTTGGCCGGCTTCCCACACGTGGCCCAGTCGCTCGACAAGCTCATCACCACGATGGTGGGCGAGCGGACGATGCACGAATGGGTTGGGAACCCCGGCACCAAGCTCTTGGGCGAGAGCGGCACTGAACGGGTCGTCCTTGCGTGGGTCACGGTGATCTGGGTTCTTGTCGAGCTTTATGAGCCGCGGTTCAAAATTCGGCGGTTCGTCCCCAACGATATCGACCGGGTGGGGGCAATCGACTTCACCATTATCGGCGAGTACCGCCCCTACGCGCACCTCTCTTGGGAACAAGCAGAGCTGTTCGTGTCGGTGGTTGACGGTGCCGTCAGGATTTCTTCGGTCCGCTAGTCGGCAATACCAGAGCAGGTTTGGGCATGGATCTACCACCAGAATTGGCGGGCCTGCCCGAGCCGGCGCTTGTCGATGATCTGAGCTACGCCAACATCAAGACCGCGTTCATTGCGCGGCTGAAGGCCGAGTTCGACGCAGTCGGTATCGACTACGACGTCGACATGCTCCAGACCGATCCCGGCGTCATCCTCATGCAGGTGGCGGCCTACATCGACACGAACCTGCGCCAGCGCATCAATGAGGCGATCAAGTCGTGGTTCTTGGCGTATGCCAGGGGTGGGGACCTAGACGTCTTGGCCCAGTGGTACGACGTGACCCGTATGGTCGGCGAGACCGACGACGCGTTGCGGTCGCGCATCGTTCTCGCCATCAAAGGGCGCTCGCCCGGCGGCACTGAGGATCGCTACAAGTTCATTGCCCGGTCTGCAGACGTGCGGGTGGCAGACGCTTCGGTCTACCGGGTCGGCCGCGACCCAACGGTTCATGTGGCCGTCTTCTCGACGGACAACTCCGGCGTCGCGGACGCAACCCTTCTCGCCAAGGTCGACGCTGCCCTACAGAGCTCAGCGGTTCGCATGGTCAACGACACAATCGTGGTTGCCAGCGCCGCCCGCCAGGCCGGCACGATCACTGCAAATTACTGGCTTCTGCCGTCGGCCAATCAGGTCGTGGTGGAGGCGGCGATGCGGGCCAGCCTTGCGGCCGCGTGGGCCGCAGACATGGTCCTCGGTCGCGACGTGATCCGGTCGTGGGTGCTGTCCAAGCTGCAGGTTGCCGGCGTGCAGAAAGTCGAGCTCGTGGGCTTTGCCGACGTGGCCATCCCATCCAATCAGGCGGCCGCTCTTGGTGCGGTGACGCTCAACCTTGTGGGGCGTGCGTACTAAATGACCTCGGCTCTGCTTCCGCAAAATTCGACCGACTGGGAGAAGGCCGTTGCGAACGCGCTAGGGCCATCGGTCACGGTGCAGAGCGCCATAAATGCAATGAGGCGTGCAAAGTACGTCTCTCCGCGTCCGTCGATGCTGGACGCCCTGATCTACGAGTATGGACTGGGCGAGCTCACGCCCTACTTTTCGAACAAGAATGTCCTGATCGTTGAGGGGCCCAAGTGGCAGAGGCTGCGCGGCACTCTTAGTGCAATTGCGATCGGCTTGGCATGGATCGGCTACAGCGCTTCGGTTGAGGAAGCGTGGTCCGGCCGGCGTTGGTGGAATTCGTTTCAGCTTCGGTTTGCCGCCCTGCCGGCGAATGACAGTCCGGATCTTGAGCGAATCGAAGGCATTACCCGGCTGTCCGTCCCATTGCGCTCCATGCTGCGCCGCGGCGTGTTCGGATATGATGTCGAGGCCGCGCAAGCAAACCACTCGCGGCACAATCGCTCGATGTGGAATTTCGAAAGCGGGATCGCTGTCACCCAGGTGGGGACGCTGTGGTCATTCGGACGCTCTTATGAGTTTGAGCACACGCTGACGGAAGCCGAGGGCATGGCCATCGGCAACTGGATTGATCCAGTGGAAAGCGGCGGCCTGAAATGGGTCGACATGACGGTTCCGTGGGTCGATGCCCACTACCGGTGGGCGGAGAACCCGGCCAGTCTGCGCCGATCCGTCATGGCCGGGTGGTTCGCCACTCGCACGCTTTGGTGCCGTCTTCGCGATAGCAACGGCGATGTCATCGGCTTTCGCCGCTGCCGCGCTGTCCGGCCCGTGCTCTCCCAGCTTGGCGGGGCTTATAGCCACGGCGGGCTTGCCTATGAGCCAGTAGTGGCTGGGCAACAACTCTACGTGGAAGCGATGACGGGATTTGGCGACGCCAACGCCGCTTCCAGCGCCCTGGTTGACCTGGTTGTCGGTGGGGTGCTCGCAGATGGTGTGAAGCCGGGTCGGCTTTGGCTCGCCCCTGGCGAGTTGTTGGGCGGCACCGGCATTGCCGGGCAGGCCGTCGACATTCCGCTCCGCACCACCGTGCGGGAGCAATTCAAGTTCTTGATGAGGTTCTGATGTTTGAGCACCCCAGTGGCCTGCCGTACGCGTATGCTCGGCATCGCGGTCAGCGCGACGTTCAGGGGCTCGTGTTCCATGGCAAGCGCCCCTATCTCGAAACGACCGAGTTTAACGACCTCCAAGACGTCATGCGGAACCGCATGGAGCGTATGGGGCGGTTGATCGCCGAAGACGGCGACCGGTACCGCGGTGCTGCCATCATTGTGGACCGAGATGCCGGCACCGTCACCCTCACTGAGGGCGAGATCTACGTCGCTGGCGACCTGATGCCCGTCGGCGCGGCCTTCATTGAGGATGTTGCCATGATCGGCAGCGTCTCGGTCGGTGTTCGCATGCATCGCACATATGTCACCGCGGAAGACGATCCATCTCTCCTCGGCTTGGTTGCGGGCGCGGACTCGGAAGGCGAAGAGGGTGCGGCGCGTGAGATTGCGCACATCACCTGGGCGCTCGCCGACGACGGTGGTGAAGGCGAATTCTATCAGGTCTATCTGCTGCAGGACGGCACTGCGCTCGACCAAACCCCGCCTCCGCTGCTCGAAGGCTACCTGCAGGCACTGCAGCTCTACGATCGCCCGCACGGGCACTACATCGTCAAGGGCTGCCGCGTGTCCAACCTCGGTGTCAACGCCGGTCAGCGCACGTTCTCAATCGAGGAAGGTGAGGCGAACATCTGGGGCCGAAAGGTCACCCGACACGCTTCTCTGCGCCACAACCAGCCGGAAGTCTGGGATATCGGCGCGGTTCCCGGCGAAACCCACGCGTATGCCGGCGGAGGCAGCCACACCCTTACGCTGGCGCTTTTCCCGCTTAACGCGGTGACGTCCATCCTCCTCACCAAGGAGCGGACGGTCAACGTCACTCGCGGGGCTCTGACCAATGGCATCGACGCTCTTCCGGATGACTCGGTCATCTCGATTAGCTCGGTGACACAGGGTGGGACGACCTACACCAGCCCGGCCGACTACAAGCGTACGGGCAATGGTGTCGACTGGGCCGCCGCTGGCGCCGAGCCGGCGATCGGCTCGCTCTACAGTGTGACGTATCGCTACCGCGCAAGCGTCGTGGCGGATGCGACGACGCCGACGACCATCACCGTTTCTGGTGGCGTAGCCGGCGGCGACATCATTGTGGCCTACACCTACAAGCTGCCGCGCATCGATGTGCTGGGGCTCCTGCCGTCGGGCGCGTCCACTTATGTCAAAGGCATCTCCGCCCGTGCCAACCCGGTGCGCCCGTTGGTGCCGGCAGATGTGCTGCCGCTTTGCGAGATCCGCAACGACTGGTTCAATGAGCCCATCATTGTCACTGACAAGATCAATACCGGCGTCATCGCTCCGACCTGGTCGGAGTTCTGGCGCTACGTCGGTCGTATCGATGACCACGACCGACTGATCCAGCAGAACCGGCGTAAGCTGGAGATCGACCAGCGCGACCCTGCCGCCAAGCGCGGCATATTTGTCGACCCGTTTACCGACAGTTCGTTCCGCGACGCCGGCATTCCCCAGAACGGGGCCGTCGGAAATGGCATCCTGCAGCTCGCCATCGAGCCGACCTTCTATGACCTAGCTCTACCCGGCCCGATCACCCTTGATTGGGTCGAGGAGGTTATCATTGACCAGCCGCTGGTGACCGGTTGCGTTCTGATCAACCCGTATCAGAACTTCACCCCTCTGCCGGGCATCCTCACGCTGTCACCTGCAGTGGATTTCTGGACGGTCTCGTCCACCGTGTGGGCCGATGATCAAACGCTTGAGTTCCTGCGCGGCGTGCAAAACTGGGGCGGACCCCTAACCGAAACTACCGTTCGGGTGGACCGGGCCAGCAGGGACGAGGCCGCTCTGCCGTTCCTACGCGAACGCAGCGTCGATTTCGTGGTGGCTGGGTTTTACCCCACAGAGGAGCTGGTAAGCCTCACCTTCGACGGCGTCGACATCCTTCCTGCCGGGCTGGACCCGGCCGACGAAGACGGCACTGTGCGCGGCGCCTTCACCATCCCGGCGGGAATTACGGCCGGCAGCAAGGAAGTCATCGCCGAAGGTAGCGTAACCCGAGCCGAAGGTGTCTTCACAGGTCAGGGCACCCTAGTCGTCGATGTTATGCGTCGCACCACCACGATCAATACGTGGACCATGCCGGCAAGCACCGGCGGCAGTGAGACTGGCGCCCAGGGCGTCCGTTCGGGCGACCCCCAGGCGCAGATTTTTGTCCCGCCGGCGGTGCGCCAGCTTGTCGGGGTGGACTTCCGCCTTTGCGCCATCGGTGCTGAAGGCAACGCGATCCTGATCCACCAGACGACCGTCGAAAACGGTTTCCCGACCAACCAGGTCGAAGCGGAGGCGCTGGTGTCGATGGTCGGCGCCGTGGTGGGTTGGAAAAGCGCTCGCTATTCTGTGCCGGTGACGACCTATCCGGATCGGGATACCGCGTTTGTCGTCAAGACGGACGACGGCGACCACTCGGTATCGATCGCGGCCCTGGGCGGCTTCGACGCGGAGCGGCAGCAGGCGGTTACGGCTCACCCTTACCCGATCGGGCCTCGGCTGGACTCGGTCAATGCTCGCACGTGGACGGCACACCAGAAGGAGGCGCAGACCTTCAGGGTGGTTGCCGCCTACTACCCCGTCACCACCAAGGTGGTTGAGCTTGACGACGTGGACTTGGTTGCCTGTAGCGATCTGCAGATCCGCGCTGTCGCAGAGTTGCCCAGTTCGGCATGCTCCGTTCTTTTCGAGGTCGAGCGCGCCAACGGCACGGTCTACCGACTGCAGCCCTACCAAGTGCTGCAGCTCCCCGAATACCTCACCGAGACGGTGTCGGTACGCGCGCTCCTCACGGGCACGCATACCCTGTCTCCTGTGCTCTTTGGCCAGGTGCAGGTCGTTGCCGGCAGCATCGAAAGTGAAGCCCTCTACGTCACCACGGCGTTTCCGATTGAAGACGCTATTCGGGTGACCACGGCGGTGAAAGCTGCCCTGCCTTCCGGTTCGGCGAAGACCCTGCGCTATCAGGTTGATGGCGGGGCTTGGTCGACTTCTGCAGTCACCGCCACCGAACTGTCGCCGGACCCTACATGGGTCGAGCACGAGCACAAGATCGAAGGCATCTCGGGCGACCTGATGCGGATTGAAATCAAGCTGACGGGCGGCCCGGCTGCCCGTCCGCGAGCAGCAGACTTTGGGATCGGAATCATCTGATGGCGAACACCGTTCATCGCGGCTACCCGCTGCCGGACGTAGCGCGCGACATCGACGAAGAGTTCTTCCTTTTCCAGTTGACAGTCCTGCCGGCCATTGACCTCGACATCCACAATCTGATCGAGGCCGTGGCCGGCAAGGCTGACAGCGGTCACGGGCATGCAATTGCGCAAATCGAGGGCCTGATCGCAGCCCTTGAAGGCAAGATGCCGGCAGAGACGACGTTCACGCTGGCATCGCTCTCCGACGTTGTGGGCATGGCCGATGCGCCGGATGGATACATTCCGGTGAAGGTCGGGGATCAGGTCGTCTTTCAGGCCGCTGTTTCGGCCCTTGGCGACCACGATCACACAATTACACAGGTGACTGGGCTTTCGACTGCGCTGGACGAAAAAACGGCGAAGTCGGCTAACCTGTCGGATCTTGCCAACGTGCTCACCGCCCGGGCGAACCTAAAAATCGTGCCGATTACACAGGCGGCTTATGACGCGCTGACCAAAGACCCCGACACGCTCTATTTCATCTATTAGGAGGCGAACGTGCCCGGCATTCCGAAGGGTACGGTTGCCCTCGCTACCATCCTGCTTGGCAGTACCCAAATTCAGCAGGTCCGCTTCGGAACCACGCAAATATGGGCCAACGAAGTGGTCGTGGTGCTGGCCAATACCAGCAACGTAACCCTCAAGAACCTTTTCACCAGCGTTCAGTGGGCAAACGTCAACCTGAAAAAGCGCGTCGTTGTCCCCGTGGGCGTTGAAGTCAAGGCCACAGTAAATGCCTTCGCCATCCTTGCCACCGTTCAGGCGGACGGGCTGGCTGGCTCTTGGGCGGGCTCGCTGACGCTTGAGGTGAGGGGAACCGTTTCGGGGATCGGTGGCGCCGCCAATTCCGGCGTTGGTGGGTCGGTGATCAATGTCAACTTCACCGGCCGAAACGGCGAAAAGCTACAGCTCAATCTTATTGGTGGGACGTGGCGCGCTGGTGGCGGTGGCGGAGGCAGGGCCGGCAATGGCGGACAGGGATTGTGGTATTCTGCCCGCACCGTGACTGAGGGGCCATACTACCAGTTAGGGGCTCCGGCATACTATTGGTACGCCAACACCAGCACCTTACAGGCTCAGGTGTGGTGGAATACCACACTTGTTGCGACTACTTCATCATCCACTACCGCCGTTGCATCTGGCGGGTACACTTACTATCGATCATCAGCAAGCACTAGTGACGGCCCAGAGACCTACTACTATATCTACCGCACTTATCTGGTCTACGACGTGCCGAACTACACTGCTGGCGGTGTGGCCGGCAACGGCGGCCGAGGCCAAGGTTGCGATGGCGCGGCAGCGGTCGGTGCAGCCGCTGCAGGGGGCGGAACCAATGCTGGCGCCAGCGGGAAGAGTGGCGACGGCGCCGCTTATGGTGGCACGGGTCAAACAGGCGCGAACGGTTCCACCGGCAATTACACAGGTGGCACGGCCGGGGCGGCTGGCGGGCTTCCCGGCTTCTACCTGACGGGCGCTGCCAATTCCAATTTCACCAACACTGGCGGCACAGTGCTCGGCCGCCTTGCAGCCTAAGGAAACCTGATGAGCGAAGAACCCGGGCCGACCCCTGAAGAGGTCGCGGCCGCCGCACGCCTTGCGCATTTCAAAACCGCCACCCGCGAGCGTGTTGTCAGCCACATGCATGGGGTAGGGGCCAGCATTATTAATGCCTACCCGATCGCCGAGGTTATGAGTTGGCCAATCCAGCGCGCAGAGGCAATGGCCATCATCGCTCTTGGCGAGACTGCCGCTTTGGCGCTGACATCCGAACAAACTATCGGGGTGGCACCATTCCTCGTCGATATGTGCGACGGCCACTACGGCGCCGAGGCGGACGATGCTGTTCGCGCGCAGCGCCTTTGGGACAAGGCCGTGCTTGTCAAGGGCAAGTCCGATGTCTGGGCGGCGCTCTCCGCCTTCCTTTGTGGCCTTCGCGCTCGGATGGATGATCAGGTTGCGGCGGCGACCAGTGAAATTGCTCTTTTCGAAATTGAGAGCAATGTTCAGACGGAATTGTCTGCCTTCCGCAATCAGTACGGTGTCTAGCCGTGAGTAGCTTCACCAATCCGCTGGTGATCACACCAGGCGGTAAGGGGCGCTACCGCACGGAGCGCCCCTTTTCGTTTGACATCGGCGTCAAAGGTTCCGGTCTGACCGTGACGGTGCCGGAAGGTTTCGAAACCGACTTGGCCTCCGTTCCGCGCTGGCTCTGGTGGTTGGTAGCTCCTCATGACCCGCAATACGCCGCCGCAGCGGTGCTGCACGATTATCTGTGCGATTGGCCAGGCTTCGATCTCACGACCGCGCATGCGATTTTCCTCGACGCTCTGCTCATTTTGGGCGTCGAACGCTGGAAGGCCGTGGCCATGTATTTGGCCGTCGTGATCTTCAACAGCGCTCGGCGATAGCGCAGCCCGAACTGCATTCCGCCCGGCCTCAGTGCCGGGCTTTTCTTTGCCCGCCATTCAGGAGTTTTCTCATGGCACTCACCGTTGGGATCAAGCATCTGCGCGATGGCGTGGAGCCCCAGTCCGTCATCCTCGGCGACCGTAGCGTCATCGGCATCATCGGCACTGCCGGCGCCGCGGATGCTGAGGCCTTCCCACTCAACCGCGCCGTGGCGCTGCGCACCAACGATGCTGCGCTACGCTTGCTTCTGGGCTCCAGCGGCACTGTACCGGATGCAGTTGCAGGCATTTCGGCTCAGCTCGAAGGCAGCGCCGAGGCGGCGCAGCTTGTCGTCGTCCTCGTCGATGAGGGCGCAACCCCGGCAGAGACGATTGCAAACATCGTCGGCAGCGAAGCCAGTAAGACCGGCATTTGGGCGTTTCTTGATGCGACCGAGGATCTGGGACTGCAGATCGGCCTTATCGTGGCGCCGGGCTTTACCTCGCAGGCGGTGCGAGGTCTTGTGGATCCCGTGATCACCGCACCAGGCGACGGGGGCGCGAACGGCACTTTCCCGCTCATCTTCACTGGCGGCACCGGGTCCGGTGCTGCGGGCACTTTCACCGTCACCGGCGGCGCGCTTACGGCAATCGCCATCACCAACCCGGGCAGCTATACCGTCAAGCCGACGCTCACCTTGACCAACTCGGCCGGCCTGACCGGGGCGACTGCATCGGTGGATCTCGAGCAACTGGCCAACCCCATCATGGCCGCAATCCCGACCGTCTTGGACCGGCTCGAGGCGGGCTTCATCCCCGAAGGTCCGACCAGCAGCCGTCAGGCCTGGCTCGATTGGCTGGAAACCCTTCCGGCCAGCCGCTGGATCTTCCATCCGCTTCGTCAGGACGCCAAGACCACTGATGCCGAGGGTGACCTGGTCACCAAACCCTTGTCGCCCTATGTCGCTGCCCTCTACGCGCGCCGTGACAGCGAGCGGAACGGGGTACCGTCTGGCTCGATCATGAACCAGAGCATCTATGGCCTCGTCGGTGTCACGCCTTCGATCCGCCTATCGCTCACCGACGAAACGTCGGAAGGGCAGATGGACCTTGCCGTTTCCGGCGGCATCGTCGCTCGTGGCGACGTCGGCGACGTGTCGGCCCCGGGTTCGACTGGGTTCACCTTCTGGGGCAGCGATACGCTGGCGGCCGAGACGGAATGGCTCTTCGCTCACGTAGTGCGCCTGCGCTCCTATATCGAAGCGGGCAATGTTGCTGCGCAGAAGAAGTATCTCGGCAAGCAGAACATCACGCTGCAGTCGGTGGAAGCGGTGCTCAATACCCTTCGCCTCTGGCTGACTAAGCTGCATTTCGACGGTCACATCCTGTCGCCATTCCTGGTCGGCTTTGACCCCGATCAGAACCTCCCTGAGGAGCTGCGGCTTGGCGAGATCGACATCAGCTTTGCGGCCGAAGAGCCGCCGGTACTGCGTCGCATCCTGATCCGTTCGCGGCGTCACCGCGCTGCGCTCGAAGCGCTCGCCCAGGCCATTTCGGTCCGCCTCGGCGCCATCCAGTCCACCTTCTAAAAAGGAGCATGCGCCATGGCGGCTGCATCCGTATATCATGCCGACGCAGCGACGCTGTTCGTGGGCGACGACGACCCGACCAATTCGCTGCATCTCGTCCTGAAGGGCGTAAAGATCCCGGCGCTGACCGAGAAAACCCGCGGCTATGCGCCTGGTGGCGGCCCAATCGCCATCGAACTGGGCATGCGCAAGATCGAGGCCCCCAAGCCGACCTTCAAGCTTGAAGGCCCCAACCCTTCGGTGATGAACAAGTTCATGTTGCCCCAGCGGCAAATGTTCACGATGCGCGCCAACATCCGCGACGTCGCCGCTCAGCGCGACATCGCCATGAAGGCCATCATCCAGGCCCGGATGATGGAAGTGGACATTGGCGAGTTCGGTACCGACGATGGTGTCGAAAGCGACTACCAGCTTTCCGAAGTCTTCTACTACCAGGTCTTCTTCGACGAGCAGGAGAAGTTCTACTTCAACTTCCTCGAAGGCTATGCCGGCGTCCGTATTGATGGTCTGCAGGTGTTCCGGACCGTCGCCTCCAACCTCGGGCTGGTGTGATTATGGCAGAACCCGCTGAAGAACCTGTCGCCGCTCCGGCGCCGGCAGTTCGTTTCGCCTCCGACCGCCCGCGGTCTAAGCAGGTGCCGCTGGAATGGCCGCTTGAGTTCGGTGGCAGGCTCTATGACAGCATCACCATCCGCCGCTGCACCGGGACCGAGATCTCCGAGTATGTGATTGCGACCGCGGCGGGGCAGGACGTCATGCCGCCGGTCGTCGATTGCCCCAAGGAAGTCTACGACGCCTTGGACGACGACGACCTCTACGAAGTGGACAAGGTGGTGCGCGATTTTTTGCCCCGTCGCTTCCGGGAGGCGACCGAGCCTACCCCGGAAGTCTCCGGCAGTACGTCAACCAAATCCGCCACACCCTCGGCGGAGGTCGCGCCGAAATAATGGCGCAGGACTGGCACGACATCTGGCTCGATTACACCGATGCGGTGCATATCGAGCGGGAGAAGGCCAAGTTTCAAGCTCGACTTGCGAGAAGGTGAGATCTGATGGCCCGCACAATCGTTGGTATTCTGCAGCTCCTGCTGAAACAGGATGTGACGCAGAAGGCCCCGGCTGTGAACGCGGCCATCAGGTCCATCGAGCAGCAGGCACAGCGCCTCGGGAACGCCCAGTGGGGCGCCCAATTCCAACGGCAGTTGGACCGGCTCAAAGTATCGCCGGCCGAGCGAGCGGCGATTGCCGCCTCGTATGATCGCCTGGCTCGTGACATCAATGGCAAGATCAACCGCGCCGATCTTGCCGCTTGGCGCCACGGCACTCTCGCCCATTTGGCGCAGGTCCGGGCGGGGATAAAGCAGACCGCTGACCAGGCCAAGCAGATGCACGCCGCCATCAACGGCGCGAAGGGGCTAGCCGGCAACGTGATGAAGCCGGCGCTGGTCGCGCTGGGGGCCTATACGGGCTGGTATGCTGCCGGCGTTGCTATGCGCGAGGGGTTCAACGCTGCTGGCGAGCGGACCCGCGAAGACTTTCGCCAGGACATGGCCGGTATTCCGGAGCTTGAGAAGACGAGGATCGCTGCGCAGGCCCAGGTGCTGACGGCAAAGTATCCTTCGGTCGGTATGACCGAGATTATGGAAATGGCGCGCACCGCGCGGAACACCATGGGCACGACCGAAGACGGTCTGGCCATCCTGGAAGATATGGTTCGCGGCCTTGTGACCCTCCAGTCGTCGCAGGGTGTCGACGCCGGTTCAGCATCGATGATGCGGCTCATTCGCGGTCTCGACAATCTCGGTCTCAACGCCGGTGGCGAAGTAGGCCTCGCGTCTATGCGGGAAGTCATGGCGGGCGCCATTCGCGCCGCCCAGATCGAAGGCGGGGAAATCGACGTCGGGCAATATTTCGAGTTTGCCCGTCGCGCCAAAGTTGCGGGACCGGCTCTTTCCGACGAGTTTTTGGCCACGACCGCTCCGGCCATTATGCAGGACATGACAGCCTCGGGTGCCGGCAATGCGCTGGCCATGCTGTTCAAGTCTTTCGTCCTTGGCGATGCCAGCATCAACGGCAAGGTCTACAAGGCCCGGCAGCGGGATCTCGGCATTCGGGGCGAGGATGGCGAGATCGTTGACGGCAATATGCTGGGACAGAACCCCTATCAGTGGACCAAAGCCTATCTGGTGCCGGCGCTACAGGCGGCAGGGGTGGATCTCAGCAATGAGACCGATGTCGCTGCTGCCGTGGGCAAGCTCTCCGGCAACACCAACGCTACCGGTCTTCTGACGCGCATGATCACCCAGAGCGATCAGATCGAACGCCTGATCGGTATGTATTCCCAGGCTATGGGGCCGGAAGCCGGCGACCAGGCGAGGGAACGGGATCCATTTGTCACGTTGAAGGGCTTGACGAGTTCGCTGGGCAATTTGTCCGCGGCGATGGGCGAGCACGTCATGCCCGTGATCATTCCCGCCCTCAACACGATGACGGACACCATCAATAGTATGGCGGCCGGCGTTCGTGGGGCAGGGGGACTCGAGGTGGGGCTTGGGAGCCTCGCCCTCCTGATTGGCACGATCGGCGCGTGGAAGGTTGGCACTGCAGCAATCGGAGGCCTGATTGCCCTCACAACGGCAGGCCCGTCCCTGCAAACTGCGGCCATTATGCTTCAGGGCGCTGCAACCTCGCTCGGCGGCCAAGGCCTGCCTGGCGCTGGCCAGCCCAAGGGCAAGGGTGGCGGTTTACTAGGCGGCCTCGCCACAACCATCACGTCGCTCGCCGTCGCCGGCGGTCCCGGTATCCTTTCCGAGATGACGTCTGGCAGCCCGTCTTCGATAGAAGAGTTTGACGCTCAAGTGGCCGAGCAGGGCCGCATAAAGCAGCAGATGTGGAGTGCAATCGACGACGCGACCAGTTGGATGGGCGGATGGTTCAACCCAACCCGCACGCCCGGGTCGAGCGGGATGGTGGGCGAGCAGGCCGCTGCCGACATGTCCACGCTGAAGGCCGAAGCCATGAGCGCAGAGGCCATCTTGAATAGCCTGACCAACCAAATGAACGGGGTGAACTCTCCGGTTTCGCCCCGGATCGACACCGCAGACCTTGAGCGTGCCCTTGGCGTCGCCCAAAGGCTGGCTGCCGCTTTGCAGTCCATTGGTGGCATCACAGCCCGCCAGGGGGCTGCTGCCCGGCAGTCGATTGACGGCCTCTACTCAGACTACGGGGTAACGCCATGAGCCTGATGATGCTGGGCCCCGTGGCCTTCGACATGAAGCTCAACCCGCAAAAGCTCTCGCGCACCTCTGAAGCATCGTTTGCGGTCCACGACGTGGTCGGGGCCGCACCGGTGCGCGAAGATATGGGGGAAGGGGACACAACCTATGAAATCACGGGTGTGATCCACCCTCACCATTTTGGGGGGCTGGACGGGCTTGCAGCGCTAGATGTCGCTCACAAAGCGCGCATCCCTGTTCCTTATATGCGAGGCACGCTATCGCCGGTTGGTTGGGTCGTCATCGAAAAGCTGACCGTCGATGAGGAGGAGATCGGCCAGTTTGGCGTTGGCATGGAAATCAACTTCACGGCGTCGCTCGCGGCGGTTGGAACGCCAGCGGTCGGTATGGCCGGCTCCATACTGAGTTTGCTCCGATGACAACCCAAACCATCACCGTCCGGTCTGAAGGGCTCACGCTATCGCGCGTGATCTGGCAGTTCTTGCGCCGGCAGCCGGAAGGCTATTTGGAGCGAGTTCTGGAGGCGAACCCCGGGATCGCTGACACCACCACGTTGCCGGTTGGAACCCTTATCTTGATGCCGCTCGACAGCATCCCTTCTGCGGCCGATGCGCGTACCGTCGTCAAACTCTGGGATTAGCTATGCTTTTGGTCGGTCGCTTCAAGGTGTTCGTCGGCGGTGTCGACGTCACCAGCAGGTGGAACCCTACCTTGAAGAGCGCATCGGTAACTCGGGGCGCCCGTGAAGCGTCCGACACAGCACAGTTGACCCTTGCCGACCCTGGCGGCCAGACCTTCTTGCCGGGTACCGGTGACGACCTAGTCGTTCACTTCGGTAACTCTGCCGATGGGCTGGGGCAGGTGTTTGAAGGGTTCGTCGACAGCGTTCGTTGGCGCATGGACAAGTCGAGCGGTCGCGAGATTTCGATTGAGGGATCTTCGGTCGACCACAAGTCAAAGGTGAAGGCCGGTGCGCTCAGAAGCGCAGCCGACAAAACATTCTCCGACGTTGCCAAGGAGTGGGGCAGCAAAGTCGGCCTCGACATGGTCGTGGCGGGCGAGCTGGGGAGCGTCTTCCGGCCCTACTGGCTCATGCAACACGAAAGCTACATGGGCTGGGGGCAGCGGATGGCCCGCGATCTCGGCGCGTCGTTCAAGATCATTGGCCGCCGCGGCTTCTTCGCGCCGCTGAACGAGGGCATCTCGGCGTCCGGCAAGACGCTAACCCCCGTCTACGGCATCGTCGGCCAGAACGTCGAAGACATCGACGTCACTCCCATTATCGGTCGGCCCCAATACGGGACCGCAAAGGCCCGATATTACGACATCAACTCTGCCGAATGGCGCGAGGTCGCAGAGGCCGTTCGGGAAGCAGGCATCGATGTCGATTTCCGCTCTTTGCTGGGCGCCGCCAATGAGGGCAATGCCGGCCAGTCCGCAAAGTCTCGCGCCAAGGAATCGGAACGAGAGCGCGGCGATGGCAGCGCCACCATCCTTGGCGACCACACGGCCGAGCCCGAGGCCAAGTTCATCCTCACCGGAGCGCGGCCTGGCATTGACGGCGACTACGTCATCGACAGCCTGACGCACTCACTCGACAAGAAGAGCGGCTTCACGACGGCCCTCACCCTGAAGGCTCCTGCCGGCGGCGCCGGCAAAGACACCCGGGCCTAACCCCATCCAAATCGGAGAAATCTATGAAACTCCTCCCCGACTGGCGGAAGGTGCTCGTACGCGCGTGGTCCATGTGGGCACTGGCAATCTCGATCCTGCTTAGTGCTCTCGAGGTCGCGCTTCCCTTTCTGCAAGACTTTCTGCCGCTGCGGCCGGGCGCCTTTGCGGTTCTCATCTTCTTGACCGTGATCGCGGCGGCGATCGCGCGCCTCCTCGTTCAGAAGGATATTTGACATGAGCAAGCGCGCGAAAACGGCGCTAGCGTCCGCTATGGCCATTGGACTTTCGGTCGTGGCCTTCACCGCCACGAACCTGACGATGCCGTGGGAATCCAAGCGTAACGTCGCCTATTGGGACGCGCTCGGTTCCGTATGGACCGTCTGCTATGGCGAAACGCAGGGCGTGAAGAAGGGCGATGCATATACCGATCAGCAGTGCCTCGACATGCTCCTGCGCCGCATGGAGCGTGACTACGAGCGGCCCCTGGCGGTCTGTATCCCGAACTATTCGTCGATCCCTTTCAGCGTGAAGGCCTCGTTTCTGGATCTGGCCTACAACGTCGGCGTCGGCGCCGTCTGCGGCTCGACGGCCGCTCGACGCGCCGCAGCAAAGAACTGGGTCGGGGCCTGCGAGGCAATGACCTGGTTCAACCGTGCTGGTGGACGCGTCGTGCGCGGCCTGCAGCTTCGTCGAGAGGACGGCGACGCTCACCGCATCGGCGATCGGGAAATCTGCCTGGCGGGGCTCTCGTGATGCTCCAGGCACCCATGGCAGCCATCATAGGCTCCGCGGTCCTCGCTGCCCTTGTTGCGGCTCCTTCAGGGTGGTTCGCGCGAGGGGTTGTCTTCGACCGCATTGAGCGCCCGCAGATCGAGCAAGCCGCAACTCAAAAGGCCAACGACGCGGCGACCATCCGGGTCATGGACGCGGCGAAACGCGCTCAAGACGCCGAGCGGGAGCGCCAGCAGCGCGTCGGCGCCGAAGCTGCCCGGATTTATCGGGAAGCACTCACCAACAGCCGGCGGGCAGCCGAGGAGGAGCGATCCCGCCTTGAACAGGAGAATGCCGACTATGCAGCCCAACTCGCCCTTGAAGGCCGCTCTTGCGTGTTTACTGGCCCTGATCTTGAGTGGCTGCACGGACTTGGCCCGCCGCGCTCAGATTGATGCCGGCAGCCGCATCGGCGCTGCCGCGGCCCAGGTGACGCTTGAACCTCAGCCCGGCGAATGCGCCGTCGATACCCAGCACGCTCCGCTCTTTGTCGGACAGGAAGCGATCGTCGCCCTGCGACTTGAGCGCGTCCAACTGGATGCAGCCAACGCCTCCAAAAGGCGCTGCTACCTCTTCAACCAAAACCTGGCCAACGGCCTGCGGCAGGGAGCCCAATAGGTCGTGGAAGAGAACGAGAAGCTGCTGCTCAAGATGCTCGAGCAGGTGCGCGACGACATCGCCACTGAACGTGAGACCGAGCGCGCAAGCCGTGCTCGGCTCCATGAACGCATGGACGAAGTCGTCGATCGCGTCGGACGTATTGAGGGCGACGTCCGGATCCTCGGACAGGTCGATGGCCAAGTGCGCGCGGAGGTTCAGACGCTCACTGCAAAGGTCAATCAGAACCAGGAAGACGCGCAACCGACAATCGACGAGTGGAAGCGCATTCGCGCTTTCGGAATCGGACTGGGCGGCATCCTTGCCCTGGGAGGTCTGTCGATCGGTGCAATGGCGGTCTATGCGGGTGAGACGCTGGTCAGCGCCATCCGGCACTGGCTGCGCATACCATGATCATGAGGACGCGCCGAAAGGCACGTCTTCGTCCCAATCCTCTACCTTCTCCACATCACTCACCGGCTGCTCCCATAGGGCTTTGTGGTTGGGCTGGTAGAAAACCTGATAGGTCGACCTCAAGTAGTCGATCAGCGCATACGAGTGAGGCGGGGCAGTCCACTCTGGAACGGTGCGCATATGCTCCCAGTTCGCCATCTCGGCGACCTTCGCCCCATACTCTTCTGCCATCTCGTCGCCATCGGCACGGATGAACAGGATCGAGTCATTGCTGACTTTGTGCCGCAGTTCCCACCATCCCCAGAGGTTGCTGCCTCTGTGGGGATCGTAAAACGGCACCAGCACCAATCCCCTATATTCCCGCGCCTCGGCCTCGCTCGGCCACATACCCCGTAGGTCCGCATGGTTCGGATTTCTATGCGGATAGATCCACTTCCAAGGGCTTTCCATGTCCCTTCTCCAATGCGGTTTCGATGAGAACCAAAAAAGAACATGCAGGAGCGAGAGTCAAGCGCTTGTTCCGCGTCTGTTCACGGTGTAGGAGTCCTGACCTCATGAACTGAGGTGTCCCTATGCCCATCGAAATCAAACTCAACAATGCTGAACGCATTCGCCGTGCCAAGCTCGCAAATCCTGCCATTACGGAGCAGGAGATGGTCTCAACGCTTGGTGTCACGGCAGGCCAGGTAAAGGCCGCGTTGGCCTACAAAAACCCTGGCCAGAAGCCCGGCCGTAAGCGCGCATGACGCCATGGACGTGCCGGCCCGTCTGAAATGGCGAAAGGGAGCGGACGGCTTCATTGCCCATCCAACCGCCACCGATCATCACGAGCGTTTTGCGTCGCTCCGCCTATACAATTCCGGATGGAACACCGACGTGACGCCGCCCAGACGCTTCGAAAGCTGGCTCTGGCTGGTTAAGTGGGAGGGGTGGTTCGTCGAGCACGGCTATTGGGACAACAAGCAAGGCGCCGCTGACAAGGCGACCGAGGCCTGGTGGCGGTGCGTCCAGACCGATATTCCGCGCGATGTCGATATGGAAGTCGCCATGATTGTCGCACGGGCGCTGGTGATGCCGGTGCCCAACAGTCTTTTCGGAGAGGACGCCAATTTTCTCCAGAAGGTGAATTGGCACCTGCATGAGGTCTATCGCCACGAAATTGCGGCTGGGGTGCCCGCGCTGAAGAACCTTAGCGAGCAGCTATCGGCTGAGCTGTTTCGGCGGCGCGAGGCAGGCGAATACAAAGAGCCAGAGCCCTACCAATCGAGCCCGACCTTTCGACGACGCCGGCGGCGTTAGAGCGAGTTGAGCGGTGCAATCCCTTCCGAGCCACCTTGCCAACGGTTCGAATTGACCTGGCGGTCCACCCGGTGGTGGACCATGCTGCGGTTGATGCAGCGGCCGAGGATCGCACGCACCTCGTCCAATGGGGTTCTGGGGTCCATCCATGCGTCATAGTCGGCACGGTTCAGCACCAGCGGCTCTCGGTCGTGGATCTGGTCGACGGGCGGCTCAGCCGGCCCGGTGATGATGGTGCAGCTCTTGAGCGGCGTTCCATCCTTGTTGACCTGGGTGTTGATGGCGTAAAGTCCTGCGAAGCTAAAACCTTCGCCGCCCGGCATGTGTATCCAGTGCGGGTCTTTGCCCTTATCGAGGGCCTTGGTCCACTCGTAGTAGCCATCGGCCGGGATCAGGCAGCGCGTCTTGGAGAATGCGCTGCGGAAGACGGCGAGCTCGGAAACCGTTTCGATGCGCGCATTGATCAGCGGCGCGCCCTTCACCTCCTTGAAGAAGGTAGGGACGAGGCCCCAGCGACCTTCGTCATAGATCGGCTCTTCGCCCTCGAGCCGAACAAACTCCACAATGTCGGTGGGGCAAATATTGTAGCGCGGCGCCGTGTTCTTCGCGCGGCGGGCGTCAGAATGGATGTTGTAGAGGCCATGAACCTGTTCCCAGGTCATGGCATGGGTATAACGTCCGCACATGCGCCAACTTCCGATTGAGACAGTCAAGCCACACGGCGACAATGGCACATCCCTGTTTCGATTCCACCCCTGACAATGCCGACCAAATATCAATCCGCCACGGGCTCCATCTCCCTGACCGCCGATGACGAGCACAAGTTCCCGATCTATTTTTGTGAGGAATGCGACGCGCCGCACGCCGCCTTTGGCATCAAGCAAGGGGATGGGCGCAAAAGCTATTGCGGTTGGTTGAATGGGAGGGCGATGTGCATCGGGAAGGGTAGGGCGGAGGATGGCGGAAAGGTGCCGGCGGCGGCACCGCCTTGGTCATAG